GTAGTCCAAACCACAGCGCACACCGTGAAAATCGCAATGGTTATATTTGGGAAGATGGATTAAAGAATTTTAATTATGGTGATGCACATCCTTATCGCATGATTGCTGAAACAATGTTTAGTGTGATTGAAAATTATGATCACAACTATCGTATTGCTAAAGTAGACAAGCATACACGCATGGCAATGGAAGGTTATGCTGCATTTCTTTATGATGCACATTGGAAACGCCAAGTAGATAATTGGGTATTGTATAGTGGTTTATGGAAATTAGATTACTTAAACATACCTTTTTTGTTTAATGGTTGGAATACATATATTCATGGTAAAGGTTGGGCGGCAGATTTCCCTCAATCATTTTTACAAAAGTATTTTGCACCGCCACAGTTTGCATTAGGTGCTTTTTGCAATAGTCATCCGCTGACTGGACCAGATCCAGGATATCATACACATCCAGATGGTCAGGTTGCTATTGCTGAACTATATTATAATTTTGTTAAGGAAAGACAGTGAGAATTTTAACAGTTGACAATACCGTATTTGAAATGAATAACTTACCAGATCAAGTTGATGATTTACGATTCTGTGTTTTAGATAATAGTAATCCACCAGAAGCAGATTATTATTTTTTACCACTTATATTTTTAGAAAGTTTCAATGATCCAGCATTAGTGCTTAAAATAGGACAGCATCGTATAATGATGCCATACAATTGGCGAATATTAATTGGTGAAGCAGAGATTGGTGATTTAGAAGCACTACCACTTACTAAATTAAATGACCGTGGATTTGAAGCATTTACATTTAATCCATTAAGTTCATTCCGTGCAGATTTCTTGCCAATAGAAATAGAAGATGTGTATCAAGATGTGCGTTGGTATTTCCCTAAACTAAAAAATGGTCAACTACTTTGTATTCCAATTACTGATGGTCCTAAACCAATCTGTGCTTATTTTGTAAAAGAAATTAGTCGTGCAAGCGAGACTATTGACATCCAAAACATCGTATGATAAAATTATACTATGAATAAACTTGATATCATAAATGAGATGGCACAACTTGATTTGCGTAATCGTGGGTTTTATGATGAACTCAACGATGAAGAACGTAAGAAGTTCTCTACATATCTTATGTTGCGTTGGGGTAGTGTAGTCAACGGTATTCCAGAATTACAGCAATACTATTTGCAAGCAATGAACGAACGTGTAAACAAGCGATTCTTTGATATCAATAAACATCCTAAATTACAATGGCTATTGCTGACAACTGTTAGTCCTAACATGGGTAAGCATCGTCATGAATGGATGGCATATAGCAGTAAGACTACTAAGAACAAACGAGCGCAAAAACTTTTAGAATTATATCCGCATATTAAAACAGATGAAGCAGAACTCCTTTCTGCTACCATTAATGATGAACAATATAAAGCAATGTTAGTTGAACTTGGCTACAGCGACAAAGAAATCAAAGAGGCAATGAAATGACATACAAAAGTGTAACAACAAATGAATATAGAATAGCATCTCTAACAACCAGTGATGTTTATGGTGGTCAACAATTAAATTGTAATTTTACACTTGAAATGGTTGAATTAGTCAATTGGTGGCAAGAATGGAAACCAGTTTTTAAAAGTAAAGATCCTACTATAGTTGATTTACTTAATCAAGCTCGAACACTGCATGAAATAACAAAATGAAAATAGATATTCTCACTGTTGTATACCGTGATGAATTAGAACTGCTTAAAAAACAAGCAGAAAGTTTTGCCTATCATTTACGATTTCCACATGTTAATAATATAATTGTAATTTTAAATGATGATAACTTACAAACTACAGATATTGATATAGGTTGGTGGGGTTGGTTTAAAGATTATGTTCGTGTATTACACCGCAATGAACTTGGTTACTACCAACCACCTAATTTGCAAGGTTGGTATACACAGCAAGTTTGTAAAATATTAGGAACATGCAGTGTTACAGAAAGTGAATGGTGTTTTATCTTTGATGCTAAAACATTATTAAACAAAGATTATAGAACTGATTTAATTTTTAAAGATGGTCGTGGGCGTTTTGCAAATTGGCCTTGCAATAGTCCACATTGGCAAAGTGGATTGCAATTTCTTAAAGACAAATATGACATCACTGATTTTAAATGGATAAGTCCTGCTGGTGTTCCATTTCTTGCACATGTTCCTACGATGAGAGCAATGGTTTATGAAGAACCAGATTTTGTTGAATGGTTTCACACATATTGTCAATTTCCTAGTAAATTTAATACACAAACACGTGGCATTACAGAATTTTTATGTTACAGTGCATATGTAAGTAGCATACCAAATTTATTTGAAGATTTATACACAGGTCAACAAGAAATACAAGTGCGCAATCTTGCTGATTGGGAAGTAGATAATTTTGATAGTTGGATGACAGAAGTTGAAGAAATTAAACCATTTACTATAAGTATTCATCCACGTGCATACAATTTACTAACTTTTAAACAAAAAAATAGATGGAACGATTATATAAAATGAAAGCATTATGTCTCGTTGCACATCCAGATGATTGTGTTATATTTGGTTATGGTTTTATAAAAAAATATCCATTTGAATGGACTATTGCTTATCTTACGCACAAAACTGATGATGAACGAAGTGTAGAATTTCAACAATTTTGGTCTCATCGTAACATTAAAACTATTCATGGTGAATATAAAGATGATTGGAATACAGTTCAGCGTGGAGAATTAGGATTTAGTGAAATAGATGCTGCTGAATTTTGTAAACGTATACCTAATAATTTTGACTTATTACTAACACACAATCATTTTGGTGAATATGGACACATTCACCATAAATTTATCAATAGTTGTGTTAAAGACTTGTTAATTCCGAAAGTTTATTTTGGTAATTTTCCACAATATTATAATGAAATAATCCACACTGAACCATATAATGTTTATGAATTACCATTACATAAAGATGTGATATTAGGATTTGACAATAGCACATTTAAGTATTATATTACAAACGAAGCTAAATCATTATTAAATGGACGAACTACGTAAAATTGCCCGTGAAGCTGCCAAAGAGGTAAAACCTGGTGAGCATGTCTGCAAACATTGTGGACTTGCTTTTACCCGTGAGAACAGTCTTGTCGTTCACCAATGCGAACCAAAACGCCGTGAAAATCAAAAGAATGAAAAAGGTGTTATAATTGGATTCAATGCTTGGCTTCGTTTTTATGAACTTACACAAGGTAGTGCCAAACTCAAAAGTTATGAGGAGTTTTCGCAAAGTTCGCTATATGGTGCTTTTGTAAAATTTGGACGACATTGTGTTGCTATAAGTGCAATCAATGTAGATCAATTTACAGATTATGTGTTAAAGAATAATTTTAAGATTGACCATTGGTGTCGTGATGCAATATACAGTGAATATCTATTTCATTTATTACGACACGAAAGTGCTACAGATGCATTAGAACGTAGTATTGTGACAATGCAAAAGTGGAGTGAAGAGTTTCCACAATACCAATTTAATGAATATTTTACACAGATTAGTCCAAACCGACTTATACAACACATACAAAATGGTCGTATAAGTCCGTGGGTAATATATTGCTGTGACAACGGCACCGAAAAACTTTCACAGTTGACAGAAGATCAATTAGAGATTATAATAGCTTTTATTGATCCACCATTTTGGGAACGGCATCTACGTGATTATCCTGCCGATGCTGAAATGACACGACATATATTGAATGAGGCTGGTTGTTAAATGGACATAGATATAGATTTCGGTTCAAGAGACGATATTCTTAAACTTATTAAACATGTGCCTGCTATGATAAACCGTGATGGTGAAATTATAAAACACAATACTGGTGTTTATGTAAATCCAATACCTGCTAATCCAATAACTGGATTATCTAATATAGATTACGAAACAGCAGAAGATTTAGGTTATATGAAACTTGATCTACTGAATGTTCACGTTTATAATCAAGTTCGCAGTAACGAGCATCTTGACGAACTCTGTAAACGTGAACCACAGTGGGAAAAATTAAAGGAGCGTGACTTCGTTGCCAAACTTATTCATCTTTCAAATCATTATGATGTCTTGCAACAACATCTTCCTACTACAATGGATATGTTGGCTATGGTATTGGCAATCATTCGTCCATCAAAACGATATCTTATCGGAAAAAGATGGCGAGAAATAAACGAAGAAATTTGGATTAAACCTACAGAAGGTTATTATTTTAAGAAAGCACACGCTT